TTGCCAAAATGCACAATCCGTGAGATGATATTTTACGGATTGTTAATGGCCTCATAGCACAACTGGATAGGGCACCCGCCTCCTAAGCGGTTGATCCCGGTTCGAGTCCGGGTGAGGTCATATTTATATCAAACTAACCGCTTCGTATCAACTTAAAACGTTGGTATGAAGCGGTTTTTGTTTTTGTTAAAACGCTGAAAAACGGTATAAAAGGATATTTTGGTGCACATTAGGCGTTTTTGTAAGATTTGTGCACCGACTTGTGCACCAAACCTTCCATCGAGCTTAGAGCCACAAGGGCTTTGTCCGTCTCCTTTTTTTCCATTTCTCGCAAAAGATGCGAGTAAACACGGATGGTTGTAGAATAATTAGAGTGACCCAATCGTTCAGAGATATAGTAGATTGAGACACCTTTGTAAATCAAATATGAAGCGTGTGTATGGCGTAGTCCGTGAAAGGTAATATCTTTAGACCCAATACGTTTTAAAACTCTGTGAAGCGTCTGATTTGCGCTTGTGTTGTCCGGTACACGTCCATACTGATTAATAAATATCAAATCAAGTGGATTATCAATTCCTAGTTCTTCTAGCTTTATAATCTGCAGGGCGTGAAAACTTTTTAAAATATCAGCTAAGTGATCAGTAATTTTTATCAGCCGCTTGGACTGTTCGTTTTTGGTATCAGCGAATCCATTTCGTTGTAATGTATCCCAGGTCTTATTGATTCTCAGGGTTTTGAAGTCAAAAGAGAAACAATCCCATGTTAGACCGGCAACTTCGCTGTAACGAGCACCAGTTTGCAAACTAACTAACGCCATCAGCTTAGTTAAATGAGCAAATGTTAAGTCTGATTCAAGCGCGCGAGTCAGTTTTTCCGCATCTTTACCGTCTAAATATTTCATTTCTTTAGGCTTTTCTGGGCGCCCACTAATTTTAGTGTGCGCTGTAAAATTGCGCTTAATAATGCCATCATCGATAGCGTATTGGACGGCTGACTTAATTTGCACGTTAACTTTTTCGGAGCTGCTAAGCGAACGAGGGCTTCGACCTACAGGATTAGCATAATCGTTTAGAAACTTCTGATAATCGGTACGTGTTATTTCATCTAATCGTTTGCCAGCGAAATAATTATTAACAATTCCAAGCGTATACTGATAACGTAAGCGACTTGACTTTGCTAAAGTTGGCTCCTTATAAGTCTGATACCATTTTAAAAAGTAATCCGTAAATAGTTGCTTACCTAATCTTGGATTTATACCATTGCTAACATCAATTTCATTTTGGTTAGCCCATTCTTGGGCTTCACGCTTAGTTCGAAAACCACCTTGATTGATAAATTTACGATTTCCTAAATCATCGTAATATGAAACACGCGCATTCCATTTTTTACCACGCTTATTAATACTTGCCATTTATATTTCCTCCTTAAATTTCACCTAGGCGGGTAGAATTTTAAGGACTTGCAGGCATCGCCTCCTTAGTTGTGATAATATTATGTATGTAAAAAGAGCGGAGTAATCCACTGGTTTTTATTGGTAGCACATCCATCTTCTTGGCGGGAGCGGATGTGCTTTTTGTGTTATAATAGGTGAAATGAATTCATCCGTTTGCACTTAAAATGAAATTATGTTAATAGTATTTGAACGTTTGATTTTCCCCTTCGCTAAGGTTCATTTGTGAAATAGAAAAAGTCGCATTATTGGTTGAAAAATTAACATCATACTCAGAAAAGGTATAAGGTTCTGGCAAAAGATTCATTTTGTTAAAGCTTAGCAATGTTTCATGAACGACTTGTCTCAACAGAGCGAGATTGAGTTCCTTATAGTGGCCTCCGTTGGCATCTTCTATTGAAAATAAATTATGTTTTAATTTACTGTATTTTTCACCCAGTGAAAGATCCTCATGGGCACCGCCGTCCTGATTTGCCATATATTTTACCAGTTCCCATCTTTTAAAGCTTTCGCCATTTACATAAAGGATGCGTCCCTGCCACCAGTCTTCAAAGTCTATCCAGTGTATGGCTTCCTTATTAAATAATGGTAGATAAATTTTTTTGGGGTTTTTAAAATTGGAATCTGGTATTTGACCAGTCCTCACCGGGCCACCGTACAAGATAGAGTTATCGGCGATGCTCACTGATGACGCAAAACTCTCAAAATCAATGGAAACTTCTGGGGGCAATATTTTTATCATTATTTCCCCATACCTTTGTTTATAAAATAGCGTTCTAAGAATGGGTGAGGCAATTTTTATACGCCTACGATTTCCAGCGTCATATTGGTTAGCGGCGAGGATTAAATCGGATAAATGATCATTAAAATTGTCTCGTAATTCCTGATGTGTTTTTGGTACTTTATTTTCTTTCATATTTGTAAATGGGAGGTGTTTGTATGTGTTCAAAACAATATATATTTCCAGCAAAATCGAAGAGTGATGTATTTTACTTTCCCGGTACGGAAACTATGTTAAGCCAGTTTCCACGAGAAAAAAATATTTCTGTTACTTCGCTCAAGAGTTTACTAGCCGGCGATGCTATTGTTGATATTGGTGATGGGGAGTACATCCATTGGTTGCAACTAGATGATTCGGCAATCGAATACGTTAAACACCACGTATGTTAAAACCCAATCCTTTCTTAGAATTTGTTATTAGTCACATCTCAAACTTTGACCGGTGGGGATGTGCTTTTTTGTTGCAACGCGAGCGGCAGGAGTCGAACCTGCATCTGTTAGTATCTAGTTAGCAATTCAAAGGAGTACCGTTCTACCGTTGAACTACGCTCGCATGTTGCCCGCTAGGCTGGTAGTGGGCGAGGGTGCTACTTTCGCTTGTGAATCCAGTAAACTAACATGGCGACTAACGCTATGAAGCAAATGATACCAATTACAACATTGAAATCGAACACGTGTTCACTGTACGTTCCTACATACAATTCCATAGCTAGTCTGAATCTTTACCAGTAACGGTTATTTTACTAGCAACTAGTGACGGCACAGTGTTACTTCCACCAATTTTGGTATCATATGATTGTCTCTTTGAAAAAACACCTTGAATGTCCACATAATCGTCTTCGACTGCTGGTGTTTTACCATCATAGGCAACCATAAACGTGTGGTCTGGATCATCATCCGTGTATACTAGAAGAACCGTTTGACCGTCTTTTTCGTCAGCTTGAAGCACTTCAGCCTTTGAAATATGATATGATTTTCCAACCCAATCATCAGACTTGGCAAAATCGCCATAAGTGTATTTTTCTGCGTTATTTTCGCCCTCAGTTGCATTGTATGAATCACTAGTATCTGAACTACTGTTACTGCTACTAGAACTACTGTCAGAATCTTTATATTCAGTAATAGTCAATTGCGACTTGGGACTTTTATAACCGTGATATGTAGCATAAACAGTATATTTTCCTGAAACAAGGTAATCGTCACTAAACTTTCCTTTTTTATTGGCTTTTACAGTGTCTGAAATTCCATCTTCACTAGTAGGCTTGAAATGAACAGTTGCTCCGGGAGTGGCTGTCCCCTTTACGGTAGTTACATTATCAACTTTATTTTGATACAAAGAAACACTAACTGTTGTGTTTCTAGCGTTTGACTTGTCATTAGAAGATGTACTCGTTGATTTTATTCCAGCAAATAATAGCAGTGCAAAAGAAAGAAACACTACAACGATTGAATATATAGACGTCTTTTTCCATTTGCTTAGTTCTTTGCCTTTAGCTTTCTTAAAAATCCATCCAATTGTTGACACAATAAATAGTACAATTGCTATTAAAAATACTAAAAAAGACAATACCCCTAATGTTTCCACAACAAATTCCTCCAAAAAATAGAATTTCAGCTTTTACCGACATCCGTATCTGGTCTTATGTAAGTATAATACCGCTAAATATGTAGAACATGTGTTCTTTTTGGTGCATAAGCATAGGAGCAATAAGCTCCTATAATATAACTCTGCCTATAATACGTACCTGGTCATCTTTAACATGACGTGGTTCGTATTTTTTATTAATAGATCGCAAGATAACTTCATCAGAAGTGTAGTCGTAGTAAATTTGCTTACAAGTGACACCATCGCCATCAATTTCAACGATAGCAATTTCACCATTCTCAACTTCTTCTTGCTGATGGTAGAAGATAATTTGACCATCGTGGATAAGTGGCTCCATCGAATCGCCTTGTATACGGATGGCTGTGTCAGCCCCGTGTGGCACTTCAGTGAAGTCGTCGTGTTCAATTTCTACATCACCATAGGTCAATTCAGTAGGGTTAGCGGCTGACTTACCAACAAGTGGCAAATTAACAACTTTACCATTTTGTTCTTTTAATTGATTGTCAGCGTAGTTGTAAACATTTTGCTGACGATCAGGCGTTAACATTTTGTTAATTCTTATTATTTTTTTATCACTGTTAGTTAATGGGGAAACTTCATCTTTTTCAAATCCAAGAATGTACTCAGGAGTAGTGTGTAATGCTTTAGCGAAAACGTCCACATTATTTAACGGAAACTCTCTAGTTTTATTGAAATATCTGGACAATGCTGATTTGGCCATGTTTACACGTCTAGCCAGTTCACTGAGTGTTAAATTTTGCTCATCCTTTAATTTTACTAATGTGTCAACTATTTCATTGTTCGTTCTCAACATAATCCCTCCTTAGTTAATGTACACATTATAGCACCGTTCCCAAACGGAAACAATCAATATAGCAAATAATCTTTGTGATTTTTTTTGGGACATTTTGTTGACATTTGGGAACGATTGCGATATTCTTTAATCGTTCCCAAACGAGAACGAAAGGAGATGGCAAAAATGTCAGTAGATTTGAGACGAGTTAAGGCTGAAAGAGTTGCTAAGGGGTATTCGCAAGAATATATGGCAAAGATGTTGGGCTGGAAAAGTAGAGCAACATATTCCAAACGAGAAACTGGAAAAGTTAGCTTGGGAGCTGACGAGCTTGCAAAGATAGCAAGTGTACTAGGATTCTCTAACGATGAACTAGGAATTTTTTTTACAATAACCGTTCCCAAAAGAGAACGAAACTAGAAAGGAATGATCCATATGAATGATTTAGTAATTATGAAGAATAAGCAAGCTGTTACTAGTAGCTTGCAAGTGGCAGAGGTATTTGAAAAGAACCATCGAGATGTTTTGAAAGCTATCACTAATCTTAAAAAAGATGTGCGCAATTTTGCGCAGATGTTCAGTGAAACAAATATTCCAGATAGCTACGGCCGTAATCGCCGGGCTTTCTACATGAATCGAGATGGTTTCACTTTGCTAGCAATGGGATTCACGGGAGATAAGGCACTTAAATTTAAGCTCAAATACATTGAAGCGTTCAACTCTATGGAAGAAAAAGTGAAATTGCCAACATCACCACGCGAGATTGCCAGATTGGCACTGCAAGCCAATGAAGAGACTAACCAACGCCTAGATAATGTTGAGGGCGATGTGAAAGACCTCAAGGAGAACCAAGTTATTCCTAATCCTGAATATAGTGCGCTTAACCGGCGTGTTAATCAGCGCGTGTCGGAAGTCGCACATAGCTATGGTCATATCACACAGAAACAACGAGGCGAGCTGTTCAAAGATATCGGCAGTGGCATCAAGAAGATTGCTAACGTAAGTGCTCGGTCAATGCTACGCAAGAAGGACTACCAGATGGTAATGGACTTCATTAATGATTGGGAGCCGTCTACAGCAACTAAAACGATTATTCGGCAGACGTCACTTAGATTCGACAAAGAGCCAGCATAGGAGGATTAACAATATGACAAAAACACTAAAGTAACTAGTACGCGTATTATGGGCAATCGAAAAAGGCCTCCATGTTATCGCAAGTAACACGGAGGCCAAGAAAATAAAGGCAGATATTAAAAGTGTTCACGCTGCCGATATTGTCACGGGAAGGCTTAGTCAGCGTTAAGCACGCCCATCTTTGATAAAACGTTGATCATCGCAACGAGCGTGTTTTTAGTAGTTGCTTTTGTTAAAGCTGTAGTTGCCACGGTCAAAGAGCTAACTTGAGCTGGGGAAAGCGGGGTGCCGGCATTGTCAAGTTGCGCTTTTAAAAAGGCAACTAAATTAATTTCAGCATCGCCATTCCAAACTTTATCTGTTTTCTCTGAAATAAGTTTCATTAATTCACTATTGTCCATTAAATTTCACCTCGGTTAGTTGGGATAACAAAATTATACACCGAAAGGAGTGACCAGGATGGACAGTTTGGTAAGTGCTTTGTCGAAGCTTTTCACGCAAGCATATGAGCAGGGAGTCGCGGACGGGCGTAGTCAGCAAGCTGTTGATCATAAAATGATTGGACGTAAAGATTTCTACTCTGAGTTTGGCATTAAGGTTGATACATTCGACAAGCACTATCGCGACAAAGAAGGGTTCCCAAAGCCAGAAGAAGACGGAAAGTGGTACGCCCCAGCAGTCGAAAAATGGTTATTGAATCATCAAAATTTGAGTAATTAAAGCCTAGGCGGGTAGATGATGATTCAACTCATAAGGAGGAATTTCCATGGTAGAAGTAGCGGTATTAACTTGGGCGCTAACAACCGTGTGGTACAAGCGCCGAGAGATTAGAAACTGGTTTGGAATTTAAGGAGGAAAAGTAATGGTAAGAGACACAGATGCATTTGTTGGACTTGGCAATAAATTAGTTGCCAATGCTGACAAGGCACAAGCAAATGATTTAATAACTAAAATGAATGTTGCTAGTTTGTCAGGCCATCACTCAATCATCTGGAACAAGTCTGGAATTAGTGTCGGCGTTATCAACACACTATCAGAAGAAGATATTTCAGTTAGCAAGTGTCCTGGTGGCGGATATGTCATTGATTGGCAAGAAGCATTAGAAATGGAGGAATAATCATGAAAGTTCATGTAGGTGATCGAGTGAGTTACAAGGCTGAGTATAGTTGCGGCCAATTAATACGAGAAGCCGGTGTTGGCAAAGTAGTGGATATTAAAAAAATTCCGTTCACATTGCGCACTCAAAAAGATGTAGCTGTAATTGAACAAAATGGACAACAATTCGAGATTATTACCAATGGTATTCAAGTGCTCAAGTAGGAGGAATAATCATGCCAAAAGCATCAGTTTTATCAGTTAACAACTGGAAACGAGTGCAAAAAAAGCCATCGCTAGTATCGGCTAACGATGGACTAATGGAAAAAATGTTCAGCACCAACATCTACTCTATTCCAAAGCAGTCTCGTTTGCAAGTGCTAAGAAAGCGAGGACGGTAGTTATGGATAATCCATTACCTTACAAAGAACAACAGCATTGCATTTTCCATGGTGTTGCACTGATTGCATCGATTGATCCACACGCATTAGCGCCAGAATTACGTCAGATGCGAGACAACATGATTAAAGCAATGGACTTAAACGCACTTATGATCGATAGGGGGCTTAAATAATGGCGAATGAAGTAATTAATCTGCCAGACTACACAGTGGACTATCAACCGGTACCAATCAAAATTAACAATTTGGAAGGATTGCAGGCGGCTATTGTGCAATATGTATCGCGCTACTCGAATTTAGTAATCACCGAAGATAACGTAACCGACAGCAAGCAAGTGCGAGCCAAATTGAACAAGCTCAAAAAGGCGCTTGATGATCGGCGCAAAGAAATCAAGCGAAATTATAATCAACCATTACGTGAGTTTGAAACCGAGGTAAAAAAGCTTGAAGCCAGCATCGACATGATCATTGATCCGATTGATGAAGGGCTTGGTGAGCTGGAGGTTCAACGCCGTGAACAACGCAAAGCTGACGTGATGGGCTTGATTGCTGAAATGGCACCCAATTACGACGTTGGAGTGGATGAAATTGAATTCGATCCTCGTTGGCTGAATAAGAGCATCAGCAACAAACAAATCACTCAAGAAGTTGCATCGTCGATGACGGTGGTAAAGCAAGCCAAGGATAAGTTGGCTACTGCAACAACGATGATTACCAAGTATGCTCAAGCAGTCGACGTTGATCCCATCCCATGGATTGACCAGTTGAAGCAAGGACAGGACGTCCAGTACTTGTTGCAGGCAATTGACCGGCAAGTTGAATCAGTCAAAGAACGCGAACGTCAGCGAGAGCTTAAACAGCAAGTGGCTGCAGAGCATCAGCAAGAAACGAGTACCGGTAAAATTGTCGATACAGACACTGGCGAAGTAGTGTCTCTTACTCGAACTTTGAAAATTACAGCCACTAAAGACCAGATGTGGGGGCTATCTTCATATATGAAAAAGAATGGTATTAAATTTGAGGCGGTGAACTAATGAGTCTTGAAGAAGCTAAGGCTATGGGAGCATTTGCTAGTGCATTAGCATTATTTCAACAGCAAGTTGTTGCACCAAAAGAAAACGGACATGTTAGTTATAAAAGTACAAAATATGATTATGTTATGTTAAAAGATTTGATTAAAGCTATCAACGAAGGAATCAAAGAAACGGGATTGGCTTGGCTTCAAGATACTAAAACAAATGCTGGTATTGTATCGGTTAGAACAATTGTCTTTCACAAAGACGGTTATCGATTTGAATCATCATGGACTGAAATCAAAACAAGTGGCAAAGCGCAAGATGTCGGTAGCGCTATGACCTATGCACGGCGATATTCATTGAGTACAACGTTTGGCGTTAACTCCGAAACCGATGATGATGGTCAGTCAGCAAATGATGGTGCACCGCAGTTCGAACAGGCCAATCATAATCAACAAAAATTGTTAACTAATCTGTTTAACGAAATGTCTAAAACTACTGGTAAACCAGCAAAGGATGTTCAGAAGGGATATCTGGGGTTAACAACAATTGGTGCATTGCGTCATGACATGGCAAATTCATTGATTAAGCTAATCACAGAACAACTTGAAAAATTAACAGTCAAGGCGGGTGACAAGGCATGATTAACCGAAGCGTTTTAGTTGGTAGGCTTACAAGAGACCCAGAATTACGTTATACGAATGGTGGTGCTGCGGTTGCAACGTTCACGATTGCTGTAAATCGCCAATTTACAAATCAAAATGGAGAACGTGAAGCTGATTTTATTAGCTGTGTCATCTGGCGGAAGGCTGCTGAAAATTTCATTAATTTCACACATAAAGGATCACTTATTGGAATTGATGGTCACATTCAAACGAGAAACTATGAAAATCAGCAGGGAACTCGTATTTATGTTACTGAAGTAGTCGTTGATAACTTCTCATTGCTTGAATCACGTGCTGCATCTGAACATCATCAAAGTGCTAATAGTAATGGCCACAGCTCAAACAATAGCAATAATAGAAAATATGATAACAATCAAAACCAGTATGGAAATAATGGCGGCCAGATTGATATTACGGACAATGACTTGCCGTTTTAAGTTGAGGTGATCATGTGGAACTGCTACCGACTAAGTTAATTGAAAAAGATGGCGAGTGGTATCAGGTTCAGAAGCTCACCCATAAGCCTAACCTTGATCATGTTGAGACGGTAAGTGGTTCTGCTGACGAATACTACACGTACTCGGAATTAGCTGACACACGTAAAGCTAGGCCACAACAGCGACGCTTATTCTTCGCGTTGCTTAGTGACATCTATATGTGGTCAGGTATGCCGACAGACTTCTTGAAAAACTTGTTTTATTTGCAATATGAGTCATATACGTTTGGCAAGCAGATCAGCCTGTCAGACACCACAGAATCGTCTGTGAGCGATGCTAACCAGTTGTTAGACCTAGTCATCGACTTCATGTTTGAGTGGCACGTGCCGTTCAAGGAAGGCTATAAGCTATTACCACGTGAGCAAGAGTATTACCTGTTCCAGTGTTGCCGTCATCGAGTTTGCGTGATATGTGGTAATCGTGCTGATATCCATCATGTAGACGTTATCGGAGCTGGCTTGAACAGAACACACGTTGACCACACCAAACGGCACGTTATGGCATTGTGTCGAGTCCATCACAGCGAGATTGAACAAATTGGCTCCGTGGCATTTAGTGCAAAATACCACGTTCCGGTAGATGGCATAAAACTAGATAAAGAAACGTTAAAACGAATTGGCTTGAAAGGTAAATACAGCAGTGACTAATACACCGGGTGGGTGGAATGCCTACTAGTAAACAAGGGAGGATTAAGAGATGGCACAGAGAAGAATGTTTAGTAATACGATCACGGATTCTGATTTGTTTATGGATATGCCTAAGTCAGCTCAGCTACTATATTTTCATTTGAATATGCATGCTGATGATGATGGGTTTGTGGGTAATACAAAATCCATTATGCGGATGACTGGTTCAAGTGACGATGATTTGAAAATTTTGTTAGCCAAGCAGTATCTTATTCCGTTTGAGAATGGCGTCACTGTGATTAAAGATTGGCATATTCATAATTACATCCGATCAGATCGTAAGCACCCCACGAAATATACTAGTGAGCTTAAACAATTAGAGCTAAATGAAGACGCTAGTTATAGTAAATTACCTTTCGGTAGTCAAGTGTCAACCAACGGTCAACCAAATGACGGACACTTGGTAGGCAATTGTCATACCGAGGTTAGGTTAGGTAAGGATAGGTTAGGTAAGGTTAGTAAAGGTAAGTATATAGAACCAGGTAAGCCCAAGCCAGGCAAAGCCAAACCAGCACGACACAAATATGGACAATACCAAAATGTCTTGCTGACAGATGAACAACTGGAGAAACTTAAATCGGAGTTTCCTTCTGACTGGCAGGGCCGAATCGAACGCGTTTCTGAGTATTGCAGTATGAATGGCAAGGCGTATAAGAACTATCTGGCAACCATTCGCAACTGGGCTAAAAGGGACAAACAAGGGCAAAGCCAATTAAATCAACCACGGAAAGAATTTGGACGTTCAGGAAGTGGTCGGTCTAACGGCTTTACCCTTGAGGGTAGAGAAGTTAAGGATAGTGACCAGCCATGGTAAAAACCGTAGGCGATGTAGTCACTAACCTAATGTCTAAGGTGTTTGAAACCTATGGGGTTAACTGTCCCGTTTGTGGGAAACCGTTACTACGACCACAGATTTTAAACAAGCGTACGGGCCAAAAAATGGCCGGTGCATGCCCTAGTTGCGGCTATATGGAAGACATTAACCACCGTGAAATACCAGATAACAAAGCCCTGACAGCATCTGCACATAAAAACGAAGCGCTAGGCTATATTAATACCTACAGTATTTTTAGCAGTTTTGATGTCTTTAACCGTCGCTTTAGTAATTATACAGTATCGAGTGATGCTAGCAAACAAGTCTTAGAGCGTAGTCGTACGATAGCTAATCGCATTATTAACGGTGAAACAATCCACACGTTGATGATTGGTGCAACAGGGCGTGGGAAGACGCACCTTGCTGTAGGCATGATGTACTGGATATTAGAGCGGTCTGGTTACAAGTTATTAAAGACTGTGATGAAGAATGGCAAGCCAGTTGAAACGTTCTTTAGTTGGAAAATTATCTTTATTGACTGGCGTGAACTTATCGAACGCAAGAAACAGTCTTTTAATGACGATCAGATGGCAAAACAAATCAATAAAACCATGGCTGAGATAAAGAACGCTGATGTCGTTATTTTAGATGATTTTGGTAGTGAACGTGGCACCGAGTATTCGTTAGATTTGGCGGATGCATTCTGGCGTGACCGAGAAAACAAGACGGTGATTGTGACCACTAACTTAATTGGTAGCGACTTAACTGCAAGATATGGTGACAGAACATTAAGCAGAATGAAAAACCACGGTGTTAATAATGGAATCACGTTTGCAAATATTCCAGACCACCGCGGATTAGTTGAATAGAAAGGAGCGAGAAGTGTATGAGTTGTGAATTATGTCATGGTAGTAAAGTCGTTCAACAACCACTTGGGAGTTATGGGTTCACATTTGACCCATGTCCTAACTGTGTGAATAATAAACATAAACAATATGAACAAGAGTTTGAAAGGAAGATTGTTTATGACAAGCAAAAATTGGTCGAAAGAGCTGGAAGTAATTCATAAGCTAGAAGTGAGATATGGCAGCATGGCTAACGTGCCTGAGAGCAAATTAGCTAACTTGCATAAGATGCCTGGAATTAAGACCGTATCAGGCGATTACATGGAGATTACGCGTACCCAGTATAATGCCATTAAATTAGTCATGGAAGGCAAGCAGGGTAAAATTAGGACGTCTCAGGAGCTAAAACACAGTAACGCTTGGCTTGATAATCGTATTCGTGCGATTGACGAAAACAAATACTACATTACGGAGGACGAGAATGCCTAAACACACTAAGAAGCGTTCAACGATTAAACGGAAGCACCGGCGCATGAAGCAACATGCCGAAGCAAACAAAGCTAAGACGCTGGATAGTAAGCAATTGGCCAAGGAATATGGGCCGTACAACATTCGCAAGCGGGCGTTTGAAGCGTTCGGGGAGGGCTGAAAATGAGTGAATCAGATGAAGTAATAGAATGGCTTTTAAGTCAATTGGCACAGGCTTGCTAGCGATTGGAGGTAGTAACGATGACCGATGAAATGAAAGAATTACGTAAGCGGCTTAACAATGTCATTATTGATAGCTGGAATGAGGGACGTTTCGAGGATGTCAAAGGAATTAAGATTGCTTTATATGAGTTGGAACATTTAGACGAACCTTATATGGGCACTGATTATTCGCAAGGAGGTGATGACGATGATTAAGTTTAGGGGTATTCCAACGATTAGTACTGAAAACATGAAAGTCATTAATGCTAATTACGATGGGACATTTGTGTATGGAAATTTGATTAGTGACGATGATCGAGCTTTCATTATTGTATCTGGTACTTAAACGGCTAGGTTCAAACCTGATTGGACAAGCTGCTATGATGAACTTTTTGACACATTACTATTCAGTGAAGCTTAAGAAAAGTAGATTTGTTAGATGGATTATTAAATAAAATTCTTATTTTATAGGAGGATGAACAATGACAAAAGAAATTGAACCACGAGTTGATGATGAAGGTACTTTAATTAAGAAACATGATGTGTTGGTTAACGTGAATAACGGTGAAGTTGTGCTGGTGATTGACACTACTAATCAAGCGGGCGTCAGTGGACTCGCTGTTGAAAACAGGTATGCAGGCATTGGTGACTGGCTAGATGTATACCCAGATCGAGCATTTCATATCGTAGGCAATGCTGATACTTCGATTGGTTAAATAAAAAAACGCAGCCATTGCTGACTACGTTTACTTACTTGGAATAGGCAAATTCTACTACAATTACCAAAGCATTGCAACGTTACTGAATAATTAAAAACCCTACACTGATTAGGGAAAATGTAGGGCTGGGGGAAGCGTATAGAACGCTTACAAAGTAAGTTTACATCAAAAATAACAATTTTACAAAAAAGTATTGCTATTGCTGACAGTGCTATGATTAATGACTACAAGGAGGAATTAGTTTGCGACTTTCAACTATCCGCAAGGTGGAAGATATCTTGCGAGACTACCCGAAGATTGACAAATATATCGAAGACCGTGAACAAGAATTGCGATACCCGGTGAAACCGGCTGATGACAACGTGGGTGGAGGCAAGGCACAATATAAATATGGTAGCCAGACGTTAGACATATTGATTACAATTGACGATGATCGGTGCATTAATACCTTAAGGCGACAACAAAACGTGATTACTGACTGCTTGGATGATGCTGGCAAGGATACGGAAGTCATTATTAATGAGTTGTATTTTCGTAAACGACCGCAGTATACAATCGATGGTCTTATTGCAAACCACCTAATTAACGTTAGTCGTCGTAATGCGTTTAGATTAAAGAATAGTTTCATTAAGGAATGTGCAAAAGGCTTTGGTCTTTATGATATTGACTAAGTTGGCACTATTTTGGCACTTTCGACCCCTAAAAACGTGATAAATTAGTAGTATGCCAAATGTGATTGACGTGCATGAAGTAATCCTCCAAATTACAGACTGGTAATCGCTGTGGGCTAATTGGTAAGCCACAATTGGATGTAGGTTCGAGGCCTACCGGCGATATAGTTATATAGCATGGTCACTCATGAGGGCTAAACATTTATAACACGTGCTTGTGGCGGAATAGGTAGACGCACAGTTAGATGCGAGAAACGGGTGTTGGTTGACAACCAGTATGTCCACACGTCATGTAGGGTGCAAATCCCTACCAAGCACATTAAGCAAGTAAGTATGCAAGCGATAGTGCGTGAAATCATTTGAATCAACAATAACTCAGCTTACTTGCTTGCTGTTCAGTGCGGAAAACTGGACGGCACCTACATAAGACGCGCAATTAAACTGGCCACCAGATTGCATGCAGGAACATGCGCGCTGTGGTAATATAATCAAGCATGGTTGCAAAAACTATAATCGTTTTTCTGATAATAACCGTGTACAGGAGCCTGACATTTAGTTGGGATCTTTTTAGTAAAGTAAATAGTGTGTATTGCAACTCAAATGATGTTGGATATAGTATGATATAAAATTGTATTGTTGAATAACAGGATCGCCATCTTATGAGGCAACAATACATAGGCCTGGCTGACGTCAGGCTTTTTTAAGTACATACGATTAGGAGGAACCACAATGAATATGGAAGGCAACGAGGCTATTGAGAATGATTGGAAAAAAGTTAATCTAGAACTATTTGGGGTACAATATCCATTCTGTTCAAGCAACGAGGCAACTCATGGTAAAGATGATTAACACAAAATATGACTACGTCACGCCACAAGAAGCGGAGATGGATGCTCACTTAGATAAATGGATGAAGCGTCGTGCTAATAAGCATGGCGCTTTTAGTTTGGATAAGAAACGGAGGAAGCAACATGCCAAGGACAAGAAGATGCCGCTATCCTAACTGCCATGCGATGGTCACGTTCCCTGACCACTATTGTCAACAACACTATGAACATGAAGCTGAGTACTTAGCTAGTCGGCAACGTTGGGCACGTAGCCACGATAAGCATTACACGCACAAGTACAACACGGTTACACGTTATCGTAATGACACTAAGCGTCAGCAATACAATTTCTATCGGACAAGGCAATGGTCACATCTAAGACAACAAGTCCTGGAGCGTGACCATTACTTGTGTGCTTACTGTAAAGTGCAAGGCGTCATCACGCCTGCTAAGACAGTTGATCATATTGTGCCAATTGAGTTTGATGAAACACTGAAAGCTGACATTGATAATTTAGCTGTTATCTGTGGGAGTTGCCATCGTGCTAAGACGGACTGGGAACAAAGCTACTATGGTACAGGTCAAGGCAACGAGTTGCAAAGCGTAACGCCGATCAATGATGTATCAGCAATCGTTGTGTTAATGAATGGGGGAACAAAGCATGATTGAACAATGGAAGAATGTAACAGGGTTTGCTGGTCGGTACCAAGTTAGCAGCTTTGGAAGAGTACGCTCACTTGATATGTTTATTAATGGCAGAGTTCGTCACGGAAAGATTTTAACAAATAGAAACCGACCGGACGGTTATCAAGATGTGCTACTAAGCTACAACAGAAAACAGTACCGGCCAAAAGTTCACAGGCTAGTAGCCCAAGCGTTTTTGCCAAACCCTGATGGATTAGAAGAGGTTAACCACAAAGATGAGAACAAAACTAATAATGCTGTAGAAAATTTAGAGTGGTGTACACGAAAATATAACAACGCATACCGTGGCTTACTCTCTAGGCGTGCACCATCCGTAAACATTCGGGTTAAAGCATTATTTAATGACAAGCAAAAAGAATTTTCTTCTGTAAAACGAGCAGCAAAATATTTTGGAATCTATGATTGTTTGAATAATAAAAAGAAGACGACACACGGAATGATCTTCCAACGTGCTTGAATAATTTTTATCCCCCCGCCCTTCAAGCCAATCCCCAAAGCACACACATTGGCGTTATTTTGTGATAGAAACAATTTTTGAAACTTTTTAGGTAGGGGGGGTCACCAAATAATGAAAGGAGAGATTAGTGATGAAAAAGTCGGATAAAGACGTCAACGACGGGCAATTAACGCGTACACCGCCAGCTTACTTGGGCCGGCAAGCTAAGGTCGTTTGGCGTCGATTAGTGCCTTTTTTAGAAGACAGTACCCCGGTTAAACGCATTGATAGCGGGCTTGTAGAGCAATATGCTTCCCAATATGAGATTTATCGCAATGCGTATAAACATATCCAGGAAAACGGTGAAGTCCAAGCAATCTATAAAACGTTACAAGATCAGACCGGTAAAAAAATCGGTCAAGACTTCGTGGGTTACAAGCGTAATCCCATGACACAAATTTACGATTCAGCGGTTAAAAATCTGACTAAACTAGGCGCTGAACTAGGCTTGTCGCCAAAATCGCGTAGTGATTTGTTAAAGCTGAATTTAGATGATCATAAAGACAAACGCAGCGTCGCTGATCGAATGAAAGAGTTTTTAGGATAGGCGGTAATTATGAAAGTTGATCTAACACAAACACACGATGTCTTGGGCGTTTACCAATCAATCGATTGGCAACCCATTAAAACGCGTTATAACGATGCTGGTACCAAATACGCTTTCTCAGTTTTAGATGGCGATGTTGTTACCGGTTATTTGATTAAGCTAGCTGCACTACGACATTTGCGTGATTTACAGCGTCAGGGAAGTGTTGACTTTCCCTTCCATTATTCAACCAAGAAAGTTTCACAGGTTTTGAAGTTTGCAGCAATTTGCCCGAATGTTGATACTGGTGAACCCACAAAACTAATGCCATGGCAAGAGTTTATTATGGCAATGCTGATTGGTTGGCGTAATGATGACGGTGGCAAGCGCTTTTCGCGAGCAATTGTTTCCGTTGCGCGGGGGCAAGGTAAAACTTATCTGATGGCGATTATCACTGCCTATAGTTTTTTAATTGAGTCATTGGGACTATCTAACCAAGACTATCTAGTTTCATCAATTAATTACAAACAAACGAGCAAGATTCTGGGCTACATTAAGTCAATGCTTGCTAAGATTGCAACTATTGAGCCATTTAAAACACTAATTCAAGATAGTGGATTAGATACACGGACGCTGTCCTCACAGGCCGATCAAGTCACAATGAGCAAGACTAATAACAAGCTACGGGCGATTAGCCATGAGGCTGGTCAGTATGACTCATTTCACTTTACAACTGCTATTTTTGATGAAATTGGTGAAGTAAGAACACGGCAGAAGATTTCTAAAATTGTTTCGGGCCAAGTTAAGGTGCGTAATAAGCAATTTATTCAAATTTCAACGGCATATCCTGATCCCAATGTCCCATTTCACGATGATGAGCGTATGATTCAGCAAGCCATGGAACAAGATTATTTGCGCGATGCTGATACATATTTGGGGCTTATTTGGTCGCAGGACAATCTGGACGAAACTTATAAGCCCGATATGTGGGTTAAAAGTAATCCCTTACTAGATTTACCAAGCCAACGAGAAGTGTTGCTGAACGGCTTGACAGATAAGCGCGATTCTGACGCTTTGTCGGGCACACTCAACGATTTCCAAAACAAAAACCTTAACTTGTGGCTAGAACAATCGACCGACAGCTTCTTGAAACTGCCTGACGTTGAGCGAGCTATTATATCATCATTTAGTTTTGATGATCGGCAAGTTTATATTGGTTTTGATTACTCGATGTTTAGTGATAACACGGCGCTAGCGTTTGTATTTCCTTATCGTGATAATAATGACAAACCACGATGGTTTATTTATCAGCATAGCTTTATTCCCTGGCAGAAAGCTGGTTCGATTGAAGCTAAAGAAAAGCAAGACGGTATTAATTATCGGAACTTAGCTCAAAAGGGATTTTGCACAATTAGTAGCCATCCGCAAGGACTAATCAATGACGAGCAAGTTTATCAATGGTTACTTAACTTTGTTGAGCGGCATCGACTGGAAGTTGTTTTCTTTGGTTATGACGCGTGGGGACTAACGCCTACAATCAAGCAGCTAGATTTGAACTCAGGATGGCCATTGCAAGCAATTCGGCAGCGGACTAGCGAATTGAAAGATCCAACTAAGTTTTTGCAGACAATGTTCGTTGAAGGCTCGGTAGACCGCTTTGATGATCGAATTATGGAAAAGGCATTGCTAAATGCTGAAATTTATGAAGACAAAATCGGTATTCAAGTCGATAAAGCTAAGGCTACATTGAAGATTGATGTGGTGGACGCGTTAATTGATGCCTTATTCCAAGCCATGTATCACTTTGAAGACTTTTCAGATGTAAACAATCCTGATAAACAGGTCGAACGCATGAGTGAAAAACAAGTTCTTGAATGGTTTAATAACCCAGAATCAGGATTGCTAGGAGATGATATTAATGATTTTTAAACAATTTTTTGCAACTGTTTGGCATTATTTTGATGTGCTGTGTTTTATTCTAGGCGTGATTGCTGGGGTATATGCAGCCTTTTTATTTGGGCAAGCACAGGGCGTTCTAGCAATTGCTGTAGCTTTGTTTTTAGTTGGCTGGCTTTCGGAAGTCGTAACAGCTGGCCAAAAAGGAGGTGATTGATAATGCCATTTTTTGAACCACCAACGGCAAAAAATAATTCGGTTAGTATTCAAAGTGTACCGGTAGACGACGATAATATTGTTAATTTCCTGTCGCCATCTGGAAATAATGAATATGTTAGCGCCGAAGATGCTTTGGAAAATTCAGATATTTACTCAGCGGTTAACCAAATATCTGGAGACTTAGCCACGGTACAATTAATGGCCAATATGCCACGAGCGCAAGGAATTCTAAACAATCCTAGCACGACAGCTAATGGGCACACGTTTTGGCAGTCGATGTATTCACAACTATTATTGGGTGGCGAATGTTTCGCGTACCGTTGGCGTAATCCCAATGGCTTAGATCTACGTTGGGAATATCTACGGCCAAGCCAAGTGCAAACTTATAAATTAGATGATGGCAGTGGTTTAACCTATACAGTTACGTTTGATGAGCCTAATTTGGGTGTGCTTCAATATGTACCACAGTCTGACATGATTCATATTCGCTGGGCTAGTACCGATGGCGGTATGACGGGTAACAGCCCATTGAAAGCATTATCGAATGAGTTACAAGTCAAGAGCTCATCTAACAGTTTAACGTTGGCTGCACTAGCACGTTCAATTAGTGCTCCTGGCGTGTTATCTATTCAGCATGGTGGACTGTTAAGCGAGAAGATGAAGGCCAGCCGATCACGTAACTTCATGAAACAGGTGAACAAATCAAACGGTGGCCCGGTAGTTATTGATCAACTTGAAGATTACAAGCCACTAGAAATGAAAGCCGATGTTACCAAGCTGTTAAGCCAAACAGATTGGACGAGCAAACAAATTGCTAAAGTTTTCGGCATTCCTGATAGCTATTTGAATGGCCAAGGCGACCAACAAAGTAATATTGACCAAATCAAAGGCATGTACACCAATGCCCTTAACCGCTATTTACAGGCGATTTTAGCTGAGCTGGATAATAAGCTTAATGCTAAGATTACGGCCAATATACGGACTGCTGTAGACCCATTGGGAGACTCATTTGCAGCTACCCTATCAGGGCTAGCTAAAGATGGCACAATTGCTAATAATCAAGCAACTTGGGTTTTACAACAAACAGGCTATTTCCCAGATGAAATGCCTGCAGCTGAAAAGTCAACAACACAACAAGTTGTGATTCAATCAGGAAAAGGAGGTGATAATGATGACAAAGAAAGTGATGATTAAAGGCGATATTGTTGATGATCAAACAGCCGGTTTTTATCAGTTCTTTGGAATGCCAGCAGTATCACCTTCAGGTGTTGCTGACATTTTAAATGATGACAGTGGCAACACTGACGATGACGACAGTGATGATGAAGCACTTGAAGTCGACATTGCTTCCAATGGTGGTGACGTTTTTGCGGCCAGTGAGATTTACACTATGCTAAAGAATTATGCTGGCAATGTAACAGTTAATATTCAAGGATTAGCAGCTAGTGCGGCAAGCGTGGTTGCTATGGCTGGCGATCATATCAACATTTCACCAACTGCTCAGATTATGATCCATAAGGCTTGGTCACAACCAGCTGGTAATGCTGACGATCTGGAGCATGAAGCCAGTATTTTAAATGGCATTGATCAATCAATTGCCAGTGCTTATGAAGCTAAAACTGGCATGGAGCAAGCTGACTTGCTACAGCTAATGGCAAATGAAACATGGTTAACCGCCAGTAATGCCGTTGATAAAGGTTTCGCTGACGAAATTATGTTTACTGATGATCAACAATTACAACCGGTGAATGCTATTTCACATATTCCACCTAAATCTGCAGTTAATAAGCTGCTGAATCTAATTTACAAGGCGGATAAGGATAAAACTAAACCGTCTAAAGAAGAAAATACTACTAATAGTCAATCTGCTGAATTACGAAACAGCAAATTGGCTATTTTATTTGGAAAAAATCAAAAGGAGGCCAACTAATGGCTAATATCAACACAATGAATGATGCTTGGATTGCCCAAGGGCAAAAGGTATCAGACTTGAACGACAAGTTAAACGCAGCTGTCCTTGACGACAGCTTTGATCAAGAAAAATTTAAAGCAATGAAACAAGACCGTGACAATGCGGTTGCCCGGCGTGATGCTTTACATGAACAATTGGAAGAAGAACGCAAGGCTCAAGAAATTGCCAATATGGATGATAAGAATAAGACCCCACTTGATGATGACGAAGAAGGCATCAAAGCTAAGTTCATTAAGGACTTCCAAGGCATGATTAAAGGTGATCCTAAAGTTATGAACTTGGTAACTTCATCTACTGACGAAGCTGGCAATGCAATTGGTTTGACTATTCCTCAAGATATTCAAACGGCAATTAATACGCTTGTTCGCAAATACGATTCATTACAACAGTATGTTAATCGGGAAGCTGTTACAACCCAAACTGGGTCACGAGTTTACGAAAAGTGGACTGACGTTACTCCGTTAGCTGATTTAGATGATGAAACGGCTACCATTGGTGATAATGACGATCCTAAGCTATCCATTATCAAATATACGATCCATCGGTATGCTGGCATTACCACTGCTACTAATTCGTTGCTAAAAGATACAGCTGACAACATCATGGCTTGGTTATCGCAATGGATTGCTAAGAAAGTCGTTGTTACTCGTAATACTAAAATCATTGCTGCTATGAACAACGCGCCTAAAAAGCCCAACTTGTCCAAGTTCGATGACATTATTACGATGATTAATACTGCCGTTGATCCTGCCATCAAGTCTACATCATTCTTAATGACAAATACGTCAGGTTTAAATGTGCTTTCCGAAGTTAAGGATGCCATGGGACGTTACCTATTGCAACCAGATCCAACACAACCTGATCAATATTTAATCCGTGGCAAGCGAATTGTAGAAGTAGCTGACAAGTGGTTGCCTAACGTTGGGACTACGTCAGCACCAGCTTATCCACTTTACTATGGTGATTTATCACAAGCGGTGACTTTGTTTGACCGAGAAAATGCTTCCTTATTGACTACCAATATTGGCGGTGGTGCCTTTGAAAAGGATCAAACTAAGATTCGTGTGATTGATCGTTTTGATGTCGAAGCTACTGATACGGATGCCTTTGTTGCAGGTTCGTTCAGTAAAATTGCTGACCAAACGGCCAACTTTGCGGCGAGCGCTGCTACAACAACTGACGGGAAGTAATTAGCCAACCATGTCGCCAATAAATACACAGTACAGTAACAACCTGGGCGGCTAAGTAAGGATGTGATTTAAGTGGCAGCCAATTTAGAAACATTAAAATCATCTTTGCGAATTGATGACGATGATGATGACGAGCTGCTAACAGGCTACTTGTCTGCAGCCACTAGCTACATTAAACAGGCCATTGGGGACGACAATAGCGTTCTAGGGTTCTATGAAATGGAAGGCGTGAGTGACTTGTTTGAAACGGCTGTTTACGCTTTAGCTGCTTCATACTGGACTTATCGAACATCGATTACAGCCATCGCTGTTAATCCAGTTGATCTGGTCGTGGACTCAATCATTGGTCAACTCAGAGGGTTGTACAGTCAAAAGCAATATGAGGCGGGGACATATGACGAAAGCAATTAATCCTGCACGAATGAATTTTAGATTGGAGTTTGGAACTCAGGCAGCTACTGGAAAAGTTAACCCTAATACGGGTAATCCTATTACTGATTTTGTCCCTCAATTCAGTTTGTACGCCGGCGAATGGTCATTGTCGTTTCAGCAAAGGTTAGCGTTAAATGGTGACACCTCGCAACAGAATGCCGTTTACTTTGTGCGCCATAATCGAAAAATAGCTACCGGCATGCAATTACGACGCAATCATCAGGATGTTTACCAGATTGATGATGTGGCTTACGATGATGGTTTGCCACCAGATGGTTTTGACCTCATAACTTGTCATAAGGTGGTGATTGGGCGTGGCGAATGAGATTAAACATGCAGACTCATTTGAACATATTTTAGATACTATGGCGGAAGGCTTTGGACGTGAAGAGAAGCTTAAAGCTAATGCAGCTGGAGCAGATCAGTTCATTAAAATTATGAAGCCTAAGATTCCTGTGGGAAAACTACGCAAGGCGCATGGTCATGCTGAAAAAGTACATCTACGTGATTCATTAATTGCTGTAGATCATCCTAATGGCTCGGTTAACGTTGGCTTTACAGCCAAAGGTGAAAAAGGGTACATTGCACGTTTTCAAAATGATGGCTGGGACGTTGTTGATCGTAATGGTTCCAAACACAGCCATGTTTCCGGGAAACACTTTTGGGAGACTACTCAGCGTGAAGCAAAAGGCCAAGTTGGCAAGGCAGTTGTTGAACAATTAAAGACTGCTATGGACAAGAAGGTGGGCAAGTGACGCCGGTAGCTTTTATTAAAAGCATAATTGTTGCAAATATTAATGAAATACCAGAACTAGCTGTGGAACATATCCATAGCTTTTTTATTCCAATTAACGATACTTCAAGTGACGAGCCTATTGTAGTAATAAGCGGGTTACCTGAACGTAGTCAAGATTATGGCAATGGGATTCCATTCCAATCAACGAAGCAAGTCCAGATACAGCTCTATTATCCTAAAGATTACTTGGGCGATATGGATGCCATCGAATCCGGGTTAAAACAAGTGCTATTGACCAATGATATTCGTTGTTATAGCGATGCTGGCCAGACATTAACACCAGATTCAGGAAGTATCACGAACACTTTGAAATTTAATTATATAAAGGAGGCCATTTAAATGGCAACATTAGGTTTAAACATGTTATACACCGGTATTAAAGCCGATGACGGGTCAACGGTTATTGATGCAGATAAGGGGTTGTCGGCCGCTGGGGTATACCCCATTGACACTAGCAAAGCAAACGGTAACTTGGGTACTAAGACTGCTAACATTACCGGGCTATCTGGGACGGTATCTAAGATTACTGGCAACAATGAAGTTGTGGATGTTTCTAATCCACCTTCGGCACCATCAGTCGCGATTGATTCGAACGAAATCAACTTTATTGTTAAACAAAAGCTATTGGGACGGGTATCAGATGGCAAGGGCGGTTACTCTGATACTGACAAGCCGGTTGAAGCTGGTCTGATTATTGAATCTCGTTCTCCTATCTTTCGAACCGCGATTTATTATTGCTTTGGTCGTGGAATCTTTAATGAAGCTGGTCAGAACATTCAAACAAACACTGATACGGCTGAAACTCGCGACGATGATAACTTGACATTTACCGCCTTGAACTATGATGGCTTCGGTGGCCAACCGTACAAGGTATATGCTGAGTCAGATCCTAAATTTGATAAGCAAGCGATGTTTGACGCTGTATTCCCTGGACAAACGTTTTATAAAAACGCGAGTAACGGCACCAGTGGTCAATAAAGCTACAACTGACACAGGCTCACAGACTGGCAAAACTGATAGTGACTCATCTGCGCCAACCAGTAATAAATGATAATTATGGTCGCCTAAAATAAATCCACAATACCGCTAGGGGCGGCTTTTAAACATGCTGAGAAGCGCATTCTAAGCACGGGTTCACAATAAATGATAATAAACAATACACAAAGGGGCATATAAATAATGGCAAAATCAGTTAAATTTGATGGCAAGAAAATTGGGACGGGCACGCAGTATACGTTGATTGATAGTGGTCAAAATGTTGAAAAAATGGCCGAAGCATATAAGAAGTTCATCAAGACTACTGAAGAAACTGAAGACAGCATTACAGGTGTAGTCGAATTAACACCTAAGCTTGCAAAGGTTGTGGCTGAAACGACCTGTGATTTATTGGAACTAAATGCTTCGCAAAAGAAACGTGTCATGTCCATGGAATTTTCGGTTAGCGACGAATACGACTTATTTAATGACTGTTTAAAACAATTCTTGGGAGTAGAATTAACATCTGTAGGCAACAGCAGCGATCAGGAAGAGGAAGAAGACCCAAAATTGCCAAAGCCAGAATGATTTGGCAACTTGATAATTTTATTCAGGATATCGATTACATCGCTAATCAATTGATTTCACAAGGCATATTGCCTAGTGACTTTTATCAAAGCTCATTTAGTGAAATGCAAACAGCATTGAATGCCAAGTCACGTAAAGACCGTGTTCAAGATCCGCTCGAATTAGCACGTCAAATCGGTGCGTTGTAAAGGAGGCAAAGTATGGCAACAGAGAAAATTCAAGGCTACGAATTCGCAATTAACATGGACGATGGTGGCATGACTCGCACGTTGCGAGAAATAAAGAATGAAGCAAAATTACTAAAATCTGGTATGCAAGCTAACTTTGCTGAAATCCGTTCGGGTGAAGGTATTATGGCGGCTTATGCGGGTAAAGTCAAAGATGCTGGCCGAGCTATTGAAGCACAACGATTAGTAATTGAGCGTCTCAAAAACGAGCAAAACGGATTAGACCAAACCACTCAAAAGGGCCGAGAAGCTTATGTTAAATATGAAAATCAGATTAACGCTGCCAAGCGCTCAATCGCCAGTTTAGAGGGGCAACAAGAACGAGCACAGAAGTCACTTGATCTGCAAAAAAGTGGTGTCTTACAATTAAAAGATGCAACCGAAATATCAGCCAAAGTAACAGACTCATATGTAGCCAAACTAAAAGCCGAAGGCCACGAGTTTGAAGCCAACAAAGTTAAGGCTAGCGGGTTACATCAGTCTTATAATGAGCTTAACAAGCAACTAGAGGCTGAGCAAAGCAGACTGAATAAGATTGCGAGTGCTAGTGGTAACAGTTCCAAAGAGTTCAAAGAACAACAGATTAGGGTTAACGAATTAGGCACTAAAATTGCCCAAACTCGGGTTAAGATGAAAGAGCTTGATGAGCAATTAAACAAAAAACCACAGTCAGGATTAACGTCAGTCATTAGCCAGCTAAATAGAGTAAACGAGCACGCAGATAAGGCCAATCATTTATTTGGCAAAATTCTGGGTGCTCATTTAGTTGCCAATGGTATTACGAGCGCTTTTCAATCAATTACTTCACATATTCACGAAGCTATTAGTGCTGGTATGGAATATGAAAAAGAGCAGCAGAAGATGGTGGCCACCTGGTTGACTTTAACTGGTACGGTTGGTAAATCTAATGCAATGGTTAAAACAATCAACGACTTATCTGTTAAAACCGGTCAAGCCGTAGATGTTGTTAATGAACTAGAGCAAGGCTTTTATCACTTGCATTCCAATAAAAAAGAATCAGATGAACTAACCAAATCCATGCTGAACATGTCGGATGCGGTTGGATTAGATAAACAACAGATACAAGCAGTTACACAAGACATGGTTAACGGTCTGTCACGGGGAAAAGCCAATGCTGGTATGTTAAACCAAATTAGCCAGTATTTCCCGATGTTCCGTGAACAATTGGCCAAGTATGAATCTGGATTAAAAAAGACGGGTGATACGGCTGCTTCAACAGGTAAAGGTGCTGCTAAAGCCGTAAGTGCCTATAACAAAAAAATGACCTTGATGTTTGAAGAAATGCATTATGGAACAAATAATAGTTTATCTGATCTAGAAGCATATCGTCAAAAAGGTATTGTCAGTGCTCAGCAATTTACAGTTTTTAGCAAGCAAATTGCAAGTGGCCACAAAGTGACTAATGCAGAAATTAAGCAAGCTATTAAGGTCAACTCGCAATATGCTGCTCAACAAGAGACAAACGCCCAAAAGACTCACAAAAGTAGTAAGGTAACAGTTGCCGATTTGAGTGAGATGGCTAAAGAAGGGAAAATATCTGCTAAAGATATTGAAAATACGTTTAATCAACTTGGATCCGGAAAATACGATAAAGCCGCCGACAACATGTTACATACGATGGTTGGTATGGAACGTACGATCAAAGCGCGTGTTCCAGCTTTAATCGGTGACATTGAAAAGCCAATTTTAACCGCTCAAAATCCAATCTATGGTGCAGTTTCAAAATGGGTATCTGACAAACGGACTGACAAGGAGTTTAATAAGGTCGGTGTGGCGGCAGAAAAGGGTATTAGCACGATTACTAAAGCTTTTGCTAAAGCCTTTGATGTCAAGTCAGCACCAAAAGCAATGAATGATGCAATGGATAACTTGGCCAAGGGTGTCACCAAAGCTTCTGACTCCATTGCCAAAAATGCTCCGGAAATTGTTAATTTCTTCAAAACTGTCAAAAACTTGGGTGGTCTGGGCTTTGAAACGTTAATTGAATCGCTTAAAATAACCAATGCACTTTTAAAGCCATTACTCAGTATGGTTGGTGGGCACACAGAAACCATTGCAAAATTTGGAGCAGCATGGTGGTTAACAAGTAAAGCCGTCAAAGAGACCAGTTCAGTTCTGTCAACTTTTAAAAAAATCAGTGATACTGTTAGCTGGGCTGAAAAAGTTCTAGGGATTAAACAAGAAACTAAGGCTTTAGAAGAACAAAACGCGGTTCTTAAAACTAATGCTGAACTAAGTGCGGCCAGTGAAGAAAATATTGGAACTGGTTATCGGAGAGTTAAAGGTAGAAAGGTTGGGAATATAGGCGCTGATTTAAGCTCTATATCAGTTGAAGCGGAAAACACTGAAAAAATTGCTAAAAGCAGTAAATGGTCATTGTTAGGAGGAACAATTGGTACAAGGATTATCAATGGTGCTGGATTAGCCATGACTGCTTGGGACGCTGGTAGTAGCATTGCGAAAGCAGTTAACTCCGGTAAGGCGTCTGATAAATATAAAGCAACTGGTAAAACAGCTGGAACACTTATTGGGGGCGGCATTGGTGCAGCCCTTGGAAGTGTTATCCCGGGAGCAGGAACAGCCGCGGGAGCAATGTTAGGAGCAAGCATTGGTGATGGTGTTGGTGGTACTAAAACTGCAAATACGATTGTTAAAAGAATTAGTGATGCGCTAAAAGGGAAGACCATTGAAGCTCCCAAGATTAAGACAGAGTCCACTAAGCACTCACTGAGTGATCTAGGTAAGGCGTATAGTTCCTATTATTCTAAAAAGCAGAAGCAAGATTTAAATGATGTGAACGTACTTCATAAAGCGGGTATGCTAACCGATGCGGAGTATAAAAAGCAATTAGCTTCAATTAAAAAGAATGATAGTGAGACAAATCGTTTTGAAAAAATGTCAGCTTCTGATCGCAACGCTATTGCGAAGTATTATGCGCAGCAAAAAGCAAGTATTATTAGTAAATGGAATGCTAGTGAGAGAAAAACTAGTTCTAGCTGGGATGCTAAAATAGCATCTGACGAACGACGGTTTGGCGCCAACTCGATTATTGTTCAGAAAGACATATCTAAAAAGAAAGCAGCTATTAAGGCTGAAGAAAACAAAAAGTCAGCCGCTCTTGATAAACTCCGGATTAAAAGTGCAACGGAAACTACTGCACAAGAAGCCCGTTTACACACAACTTTAACGGGAAAGATAAAGTCAGCTGCTAATAAGCAGAATGATATTTTGAGAAATCTTGCCAAGAGCAAGGGGAAAATCACTCGTGAACAAGCAAATGATGCTATTTCACAGTCGAATAAAGAGTACAAAAAGACAGTCTCACTGGCAAACCAAGAATATAAAGATCGTGTTTCTGCGGCTGAAAAGCAACACAATAAGGTTATAAAAGCAGCTGAAAGACAAGCTAGCGAGGCAATCAGTCAAGCAAAGAGCCAGTATAGTAAAACAGTTGATGCTGCTAAAAATCAATATTCTGGTAATTCTAAGTATGCCGAGAAGCAACGTGCAGCTATTATTAGTAAAGCTAAGGACCAAAAACAAAAGTCAATTGACAACGCTTTAGAGCAGGAAAACAAAACTGAACAACATGCGGATCGTCAGTACAAGCACACTACTGATGACGCAGATAAGCAAAGATCACAAGTTGTTAAACATGCTAAGGATCAAAACAGTTCGGTAGTTGATCAGGCCAAGTCACAGTCAAAAGGTGTTTTGGGGCATGCTGTTAAGCAAGCCAACGGCTCCATGAAAGCTGCCGATAAGCAAGGTTCCGGTATTCATAGTATTTGGAAAAACATTACTAGTTTCTTTAGTAATCTAGTTAAAGGATTTGGTATTAAACCAATCAATGTTGGTGCTTATCCATCAGGTTATACTCCAGTAACGATGGGAGCTTATGCTTCCGGCGGTATTGTTGGCACTGCTAGAGCTTTAGTTGGTGAAGGCGGTGTCGAGGCTAAAATTGATAGAGACAATGGTAAAGTGTCATTTCTGGGTATGAATGGTGCTGAAGTGGTTAATGTTAAACCTGGTGATCAGATTCTTAATGCTGGTGATACTGCTAAGCTTTTTAACGGTGGCCTAGGACATACGCTTCCTGGCTATGCTAAAGGCACTATTGATATCGCGTCGTTTTTAAAGAAAATTAAGAGCGGTGCTACTTCTATCTTCGACAGCGTTAGTGATAAAGCAATGGGCGCATTGTCTAAGATAACTCACCCATTGAAAACTTTAAAGTCAATGGCTTTAAAGACATTTGATCCAACCAAAACTCCAGGAGTCGGTTCAATCGGTCATGATTTAGGCAAAGGACTAGTTGACCGAGCTTTAAAGGGATTTGCGAAAGCTATTTCTGATTTAGCTGACAACTTCGGTGGAGGAGTTGGCAATATTAAACTGTCCGGCAGTGTTGCTTCCCGTGCACGAGAATTGGCTAGAGCATTTAAACATGGCTATCCTGCTTCAAATAATGGTGGTATTGCCGGTGTTCTAGGAAATTGGGTTATCGAATCAAACTTGACCCCTACTGCCATTGATCCACTTGATCATGGTACTGGGTTGGGGCAATGGACGTTCACTCGTGAAACAGCATTAAGAAGCTGGCTTAGAAAACATGGATATGCATGGGACTCAGCTGCTGGTCAAATTAATTACGCTCTTAACGAGCCCGGTGAGAGTAGTTTGTTAAAATCTGTTCTACGTATGACCAATCCAACAGAAGCCGCATATAAATTCTTTGCAACGTGGGAATCAGGCGGTGCTATGAACGGCACCGGTGGGCTTCGTGAAAGTCAGGCGTCAGCTGTTTATCGCTATATTAAAGGATTTGATAATGGTGGTTTCGGAAACAAAGCGGGCGTTTACAAATTGTTTGAAGGCAACTTGCCAGAAGCCATAGTTCCGATGGACTTATCTAAGCGTTCAAGGGCTTACCAAATTATGCAACAGATAATGGCTAAGTTCGGAGCTCAAGATGGCGCTAATGTGATAAATACCGGTAACGACCAGATTGATTCCGACGAAGCATTCAAACAGCGGGTTATAGCTTCACTAGATGCTTTGGTCACTGGCCAAGGAGATGTTAAAGCAGTTGTTGCCAACTCTGACGTGGTTAATGCTGTCAAGTCAAATACCAAGAAGACGTCACAATATAGTCAAATGATGGGGTATTAGTATTAATATATTGAAGAGCCTTAGAAGGCTCTTTTTTTACATAGTTAAAATTAAACAAGGATGGCGATATAATTGTCTGTTTTGAATAAAAATGATTTTGAATATGCTGGCTTAAATAGCCGCGATGATTTGCAAGCCATTATGGGAGCAGTAACACTGCCAAGTGCACCAGCCATGGCCGAGCAAGCAACCGATATCCCCGCCATGTATGGTAATCAATTTAATGGTATGGACTATACTAGTCGGACAATCAGTATTCCAATAACTATTATCGCTCGTGGCAGTCAGGACAAATACAATCAGATTATGCATAATTTGAGTGGCTTATTGCTAAGTGATGATCCAAGTGATAATGGTAAAGAGTACCCACTAGTCTTTGGCTTTGAACCCAAAGTGACTTACTGGGGGCATATTACTGCGATTAGCGATCCACAGTTCATTAACCAAGGGGTGTGGGACGCTACGCTAACGATTACCTTTGTGCAATCTGACCCACGTGCGACCCTTCCACAGGTTGAAACGCCCTTAAAGAATGGCTTAAACACGATTACTGTTGATGGGACTGCTAGAACGGAGCCAGTTATTCAAGTCATACCTAAGCGTGATTTAAAGCACATTGGCTTTACCTTAAACGGTGGTGAATATGGACTGGGCCCTGATAGCGATGAAGACCAAGCGGTGGCAGTACAGCCTTATACTCAGGTCGTTAACAGTGATGTATTAAATACCATGGCTGAGTGGACTAATGATGCCAATGCAATTGCCCAGATGAAGACTGCTGGTGACTACATTTATCAAGGTGAAGCTGATAGCAACCGAGATACCCAAGTGTTAATGGTCAAGCTAGCCAATGGGGTTAAACAATATGGTAGCCATCAACCAGACTGGTATGGCCCCGGTGTTCGCTTTACTGGCATGACTAACAGCCTGACTAACTATCGAGTTAAGACTAGGATCCACCACATTAAGCACTCAGGTACCCATAATGGGCGCGCGATGGGGCGGGTAGAAGTTCTGCTTTTAGACCCTAACGGAGCTACAATTGGCCGGTTTGGTCTAGCTGATTCTAGTTCCGGCGGCACCCCAACGTGTTACTTACAAATTACTAAACCGGGTGGCACGTTTGCCGGTGGTGACGGTAAACACGAGACGTTCTACAATGGCAAGGGCCCTTCAGGTAGTTCTAGCAATGGCCGTGACCAGAAGATTAAAATTAAGACTGGCACTACGACTAAGACGGTAGTCAAACGGTCACGCGACAGGCATGGCAAGGTGACAACTAGGACTATTAAGCAGAAAGTTGATAAGTATATCACCGTTGTTAACAAAGAAGAAAAGTCGGCGCTAAGCACAAGTTGGTTGGAATTAGACTTAATCAAAAATGGCAAGGTGTTTAGCTGGTCAATCACGCAATACTACACCAGTGGTAGCCACTCAGGCCAGCCATGTAAAGACCCTAAACGGTTCCTGATTGTTCATGGGACATTTGTTGATAGGAATTCAAATTATCAATCGGCTTTAGGTGGTATCGGTGGGGTGTTCTTTAAGCACTCGATTGCCGAAGATGATGAAAATGTGGGCTATGAAAACCCGTTTATGTCAATCACCCACCTAGACATTTACCAAGTTAATGATGTGGCTCAGGACGCACCTAAGTACATTGCTAATGCCGGTCAAGAGATCGTGCTAAATTGTGAGACTGATAGCACCACGGTTGGTGGTAAGCTAGCTAGCCCAATCTGGTCAACTGATTATCCCAAGCTTAGTCCGGGGGTTAATAGCCTGACGATGATTGGTGACCTAGATGACGCCCAAATCACGCTTAAATATCTACCCAGATTACTATAGCAACACTTTAAAGGCTTCCCATTAAGGGTGGCCTTTTTAATACATAACTTAAAACAAGGAGGTTAACAGATGGCTTTAAATAACCAGTATTTAATCCTAGATCCGAATTTAAAGCGGATTGGTACTCTAACCGTGGATGGTGCCACTAAGTTTTCTAATGACAGTGTGAAGATGCAACTAGCCGACTCAGATACAACTAGTACCAGCTATGATGACGACCTTAATGTGGGTACCAGTGACACGTTTGACGGGACGGTTAACTTGAATGCTCAATCTAAAAAGTTCGACCATCAAGGTTCATTAGACGTACTGCAAGGACAACCCGATTCAAATAAAGTGGTGGCTGGTAACAACTTAGCCTATTATGACGAGCTATCGGGTCATTGGTATGTCATGCGTATATACAGTGTGGAAGAGAGCAATACCGCAGCTGTTAAACACGTCACAACGGCTAACTTTACCAATTTATGCTTGTACAGTTTAGCTCATCATTACCCAGTAGCCACTACAGCTAGTGCAAGCACGATTCAGACAGCCTTTAATGAGTGTTTTAATGCCACTGGCTGGACGCTGGACTATCAGACGACTAATGTAATGACCCCGACAATTACCATTGATGGTAAAACGAAAGCTAGCACGTTACTACAGACACTCATTCAAACCTATGATGTCGAGATTGATAGCCAAGGAAACATCACGAAAAAGGTGTGTGTCATCACTGACCAATTGAACAATGATGTGGTCTATAACGAGGCAGTATTTGGTAAGAACATGACTAGTATTAAACGGACAACGGTATCAACACCTGTCACTAAGCTAATCCCATATGGCGCTAACGGTAGCACGATCGCCTCAGTTAATGATGGTAAGCCTTTTATCGTTGATGATGAGGCCAACCAGAAATATAACCCTGATTGGCAAGCCGGCCTGTACTATGAAGCCATTGTTACTGCTAATCAGATTAGTAACTCAGCCGGGTTAAAGTCATGGGCTCAGGATATGCTCAAGCTGTATAACCACCCTAGAACGTATTATGAGGTGAATGTAACACCCAACTTTAATCCACCATTAGGTGCCACAATTAGGTTTAAAGATGAGTTAATTGAGCCGGTATTAGACGCTAGCGGTCGCGTTATTCAACGGACAATCAGCTTTGCTAACCCTTATGGCAACACGGTTGGCTTTGGCGAGTATACAACTGTTCAAGTAGCCACCCCAGCGTGGATGGAACAATACCAGAATGCACTCAGTAAAGCGGTTGATGAAGCTAAGAAGGACGCTAGTTCAATTAAACCAGTTGCTTTAACCCCTGACGGTAACAATTTCACCGATACCACCCAAACTAAGCGGTTGATTTTACAAGCTTGGGAAGGTAGCACCAATATTTCATCGTACATTGATAACAAGGGCTTTATATGGCGCCGTTATAACACTGATGGTACGGTCGATAGTAGCTATAAGCAAACAGGCTACTTAATTAATGCGGCTAGTAACGCTGTTGGTACCTTGCACGGGACAATTGAATCCGACTATATCCAAGATGACCCGGAAATTAAGCTAGACACCACCGGGATTAGTTATTTAGGCGTCTATGGCCCTGATGATAATGGGGCGCATTCAGCGACTCAATATATGGCACGTTTAAGCAATGGGCAGTACCTAACTAGTCGGGCTCGTGATGACAGTGGGTCTAGTGATACCATGTTTGCTTTACAGGATAGCAAGTTTGCCGTGCAGTCAGTGATGTTACAAATTCATGGTCAACATGGTGGGACGTTCGGCGTGCAGGAGGTTAATAACACGGTCTATATTTGGTCGATTGTCAGCTTAAAGAACGATGGTAATTACATGCTCGTGCGGTTTCCTTATGTAGCCGGGGTAACGTTACAGCCTACTGATAGTCGCGTGCAACAGGTTATGGCACTCAAAGGTTACGGCCGCGTTAACTATGACCGCCAACATGACCTAGTCTCAATTGGCTATTCAGATGGCTCCACTGACATTCTCAAAGCTAGTGACCTGTTAGCTGGTAATTACAACGTGCTATACAACTTTAACATCACCGATTATGGGATTGATTTTAATCAGAACACTTACCAGTCTGAATGTTTGGACTTCCCTTACTTCTACTTTGCGGCCGGTGGTGGTGAAGCTGAAACAACTGACGATCCCCATAAAGTGTGGGCGTTAAATGTTGTGCATAAAGGAGCCGAGTTTGAAGCTTACTTTGACAATGATATGGTCTTACCCAACCTAACCGATGAAAGCCGTGAAGTTGAAACTTGTAACGTCTTTTACCAGGGCACACAGGCCTACTTGTTAGTGACCTTCAACACCCGGGTACTAGAAATTGACCCCTATTCAGCTGAAAAGGAAAAGGTATACACAATACCCATTACGAAACGATCGGCAGCTAGTGTGATTGATAAAGGGACAATCAATGAAAATGATAGCACGGCCGATTAGAAGGGAGGTGAATTAGATGGCTGAATCTAATGCAACTCAGGTCATTCTAACCGATGATGGCATTAAGATTATCAAGGCTCAAAATACGGCTGATAATGCGGCTAGTCAGGCAGAAAATGCTGATAGTACCGCTTTAATCGCACAGTCTACAGCGAATGCCGCTAAATCAGCCGCAGATAGTAATTACGATTACGCCAATTCAGAAATGGCCGTACAGTCTACAGCTACTGCTAAAGCTCAAAGTACAGCTGATAATGCATTTAGCCAAGCTCAAGCGGTTGGTAGTCAAGCTAGTGCTGAAATAAGCAGCAACTCTACAGCTACTACTAAAGCTCAAAGTACGGCTGACAATGCCTTTGGCCAAGCAACTACAGCAATAGATAATGGCAAAGTAACTAGTCAAGCGGTGACAGACCTTAAAGATGGCTCCAAGTTAACGATTGCTGACCTAGAAAATGGACTAGCTACCAAGGTTGCTAACTCAGACTATGCTAGTTACAAGGTTCAAACAGCTAGCCAGATAGCACAGAAAGTTGACAATGGTACTTTCTCAGCCTATCAAACAACTACTGCTGACTTGATAGCCCAAAAGGTAGCTACTAAGGACTTCTCAGCCTATCAAGCTACAACCGCTAAGTCGATTGATAGTAAGGTGTCGTCTAACGACTTTAATACGTACAAGACACAGATTGCTGACTTGATTGATGACAAGGTTTCTAGTTCAGAGTATGCGTCTGACAAGACACAGACGGCTAGTGAGATAGCGGATAGAGTAAGTAATAGCGCTTTTTCAACTTATAAAACACAAACTGCTAGTCAGATAGCGCAGAAAGTTGACAATGGTACTTTCTCAGCCTACCAAGCTACAACAGCTAAAGAGATATCTAGCAAAGTTGAATCTAGTGACTTTCAAACTTATCAAACACAGACTGCTAACATGATTGCTAGCAAGGTTTCAACCGTTAATTTTAACAACCTAACGATAAGTAATCGTAACCTAGCACTCGGAACAGCTACAGCGTTCACAATGACTGGTAGTGGGTCTACCAATAATGCGAAGCACATGTATTCAACATCGAGCACAATAGCAAAGGGAACTACCATTACTGTAACCTTTGATATTGCGTCAACAAATTCAACAGGTACCTACGTTATTCAATTTTCAAACGGAACATGGCAGAGTGCCATTGGTGCTAACAACTTACCACTGGTATCTGGAACACAGCATCACTCATATACTTTTACAACAACCGATGACTTTTCAACTGGTCTTCAATTACGATTAGATAATGCAACTGGAACAGTGACTGTTTCCAACTTTATTATTTCTGAGTCTTCAAAAGAGGTAAATTGGACGCCAGCGCCGGAAGACCAAGCTACGCAGTCTCAATTCACACAGCTAAGCGGTGATATGAACTTCAGAGTTACTAAAGGTGATTTAATTGATGAGATTAATATCCAAGCTGGTAACACCCTAATTTCATCTAGCGGTCAACTGACACTAACTGCTGACACTGTTTTTTTTGATACTAAGAAGCCAGTTATAATTCCTAACGCGAATATTGCTGATACATTAAACGGTAAAACGTTCCATGGTGGTGATATTATTAGCAATGCCAATAACACCGCTAAATATTATCCAATGACTATTACGCCAGACGGGGCGTATAAGTCAACGTACTTTGACAGTGCGGTTGGACTGCAATCAAGCGTTGAATCTGGGGCGATTAGCTATAAATATCGCTCAATGATCGGCAGTGGGCAGTACTTAGCTTATGATTCAGTAATTAACGGTCAAGGTTTTGAGTCACAATCAGGTTATACGTCAGCCAAAGATACAACTTTTTCCAATCCGGAGACAATCACAGGCTATGTTAACGTAACACCAGCCTCAGGAATCTATCTATACGGGCCAACGCAAAAAATAAACTTTGCTGGTAATGCCGATAATATTGGCAGTAACGGGATTACTATGGATGCTTATGGCAATATATATGCACAAGCGAATTCTTCTTATTGGCGAATTAGAGATATTAATAGCAATGAGATTGTTGACTTCGGTATTGACACTGCCGGTGCTAACAATATTTTCTTGCATCGCGAACTGGATATTGGTAACTTCCAAATTAATACCGGTCATACGTTTACTAGCGCGGATAAGGGCGCTATTCACTTTGCTAAAGGTGGGGGTGGTGCAGCTGACATTTATGCGGGTGCCGTTCACTATACTAGCTTGATTAAATCGTCCCTGTTAAGCGTTAAGAAGGACGTTAAAAAGGCTGACACAGCTTATTGGGCGCAGCTAGTTAACTCAATTGATTTAGCCACTTATCAGTACAAAACCGACGATAATACCAGTCATTTGCGATTATCTAGCATTGTTGACGACGTTAATGTAACAAAACAGTGGCAATTGCCAGACGTATTTATTAGTCGTGATGAAAACGGCAAGCTAAATGGGGTGGATGACAGTGTGCTTTTAAATGCCACCCTAGCTACGGTACAGGAACAACAAAAGCAGATTGACCAATTAAACGGGCATTTATTAGAATTGGAGGCCAAATTAAATGGATAGCATTTTGATTACGAATTATAAACCAGATTACACGAACAATATTATGACGATCAGCATTCAGATTAACACGCTAGGAATTAGTTCACAGGTCAGTATTACCATGGATGAATTTAACACTGCCATTGCTGGAGGTGCTGGGGGAGCAGATAGGGTTAAGTTGAAGGTGTTGAACACGCTGATTGATAGTCTGACTGCTTTAAAGCCAGTTACCACGACTACGACAACCACCACACAGGAGGATTAAATTATGAATATCGATGCACAGGCCTTAATTAACAAGATGACGAGTAACTATGCCCAAGCAATTGCCGTTAAAGATCAGCAATTAGCGATGGCACAAGTTCAAATTGACCAGCTCAATGCCAAGTTAGCTGAGAAGGAGGCACCTAAAGATGGCGAAAACGCTTAGTTTTACCGATACTTCACCACAAACGGTTAAAATTGGCGATACCACCACTAGCTTTACGTTAATTTGTGGCAATGATAATGTGGCCACGGACTTAACTAATGCCACTTCAATTACCGTTAAATTAGGCAATACTAGTGGCTATCTTAAATCGGTCACAGTTGGCCCAACTAGTTTAACGGATCCAACAACTGGCCAGATTGTGCTAGCTTTAACAGCGGATTTAATGACCGGCTTAACAGCGGGAGATTATCAGCTAGAAGTATGGGTGGTTGATAGTACCGGAACGTCAATTTACCCGAGTGAGTCAACATTACAGTTCCAAATTAATAGTAGTCTTGAATAGGAGGTAGACAATTGAATAAGCACAAGTTAGAGGCACTCATCTTAACGGTGGGCGCCATTTTTATGGCCTTTTTAATGGTCAATTTAAACAGTCAGGCTTCAACCAGTCGTGACCAAGGGGTCGACTGGTCTAAGTTTCAAGGCAATAGTGGGACATTCGGTTATAGCACTGATAAGTTTGTATTCTCACAGGCGGGTGGCTTCTATGGTGGGACTAATATCCCTCAAACCACTTATGCTAGCCAAGTTAAATCAGCTCAACAGGCTGGTAAACGAGTGCACACCTATTTGTGGGACGGTGTTGGTGGCAATATGACCAATGCTAAGGCGATGATGGCCTATTACTTGCCACGGATTAGGACGCCCAAGGGTAGTATTGTGGCATTGGATTATGAGGACGGTGCTTCTAATAGCGTGACAGCCAACACTAATGTCATTCTAGCTCAATTTAAGTTAATTAAGGCGTACGGCTATACCCCTATGCTGTATTCCGGTAAAGCTTACCTCAATGCCCATGTTAATGTGAGTGCCATTGTTAAAGCCTATGGTAGCTGTCTATGGTTAGCTGAATATCCTGACTACTTGGTTAGAACTAGCCCTGATTACAACTGGTTCCCTAGTATGGACGGCGTGGCTATCTTTCAATTCACTAGCATGTATAAAGCAGGCGGATTAGATGGCAATGTTGACCTAACAGGCATTACTAAATCGGGCTACACAACTGCTAGCAAGGCTAAAGCACAGGCCAACATTAATCGGGCTCATAAACAGGCAGCTAAGAAGGCCACTTTTAAGGTCGTTAAATACAATCAGCGAGGGGTGTTTTATCCTAATCGGACTCTGGCCGTACGATACACGGATAGCGACAAAGTTAGTCAAGTGGCTACCTATTACAAAGGTGAACATGTGATTTACAACGCGGTCATTATCGAACACGACTACGTATGGGCACGTTACACCCGTTCAAATGGCCTGTATGGCTTTATTAAACTAGGTGTTACCAATGGGCATGACTATGGGAAGCGAGTTATTGGTCAGCCGGTTAGTCATATGTACTACACAGTCAAGTCCGGCGACAGCTGGTGGACAATCGCACAACGCAACGGCCTGAGCATGACTACATTAGCTAGTCAGAACGGCAAGTCAATTTACAACACTATCTATCCTGGCCAGCGATTGGTGGTGAGATAATGGCACAATACGATGACACAACTAAGTTATTAATGGATATCCAAAAGGACGTGGCCACCACCAAAACGAAAGTTGAGAACATTGAAGAAAAGCTGAATCAAGTTGACGATATTGGCGACAAAGCGGACAAGGCCCTAGCCAAGTCCATCGAAGCCAGCCATCAAATTGACCGCGTGACAACCATTCAAAATTGGTTGATTGGTGTCTTAGTTAGTGGTGTGCTCGTCACGTTAGTTATTTATATCGCAGAAAAGTTCCTTTAGGAGGGAAAAACAATGACAAAATTTTTAAATGTAATTCAGGCAACACTCAAAGCTAACTACAAGAAACCTGCTTATTGGGCCCAGATTATCGGGTCCGTGTTGATTATTGGCTTAGCTGTCGCAACGGTCTTCTTTGGTGTTAAGATTGACGCTAATGCAGTTGTGTTAGTGATTACCGCCGTGGGGGCAATCCTAGCTTTTGTCGGGGCAATTACGGATAATTCTATTTTGGAAGATACCGGCAACACGATCAAGACCAAGTCGAGCACGTTAGCTTCTACGGAACAAACGGTCGTGGAAGCCTTGGCAGAAGCTCAAGCTAAGATTGAAGCAGCTAACTCAGCAGCGGCTAGTCAAGCCGAAGCCCAAGCATCGCAGGCAGTAGTGGCCGCGTATAGTCAAGCAGCTAGCGCGGCGGCAGTTGGTGACACGGTCACGGCTAGTTCAGCAGCCACTTTAGCGTCATCGTTAGCGGCTAATTTAGATAGTAATGCGCAATCAGTTAACGAAACGACGTCAGAATCCGCCTCACAAGCAAGCTAA